GGAAAAAATAAAATAAGTTCAATATATATTGAACTTCATTAACAGAATATGTCATATAAAATATAAAAATAAAAAAAAATATTGTTTATTTATTACCATTCCAATTTTAATTTTTTCGACTATATATAGTTATTACACAATTACACAAGAAATATTCAAATTTTAAATTTTCATTATCATATGAAAGAATAAATAAATTCTTTATTAACTATTAACAGCCTATCAGTATTTTAATACTGACGCCAGCCACGACCCATGTAAGACAAAATATTTAAAAATATTTTAATTGCGGTTGATATATTTTTCAGACAGATAAAAGATAAATATCTAAAATAATATTAAATATCTAAAATAATATTAAATGAATAAAAAAATATTGAATTATAAATTCTAAATTCTAATTTTTTATAATATATTATAATATATTATAATATTATAATGATTAACATAAAACATATAAAAAAATATCTAAAAAATATTTCAACTAATTATTTAATTTTTAATATTAAATATACACAAAAAGAATTAGAATGTATAAATAATTTAAAAGTATTAAATCATGGTAATTTTAATCATTTTGGTAAAATTGATACAATAAATAATGATGGTTTAAATAACTTTTTATCTCAAGTTAGTAATTCGTCAAATATCAATATCTTAAATAATATAATTAATAAATTATTATATAATGTAACTAAAGCATATGATACAGAATATTGTTGGATGACAATTAGATGTACAGTGCCTAATTCTTTTTTTGATGTTCCAAGATGGCATAAGGATGGAAATTTTTTTGTTGGATCAGATACGATTCAGTCTAAGTTTGTTACTGTATTGAAAGGTCCAGGTACTATATTTATAAAAAAATCTAAAAAAGTTAATACTATTTATGAAAAATATATGAAAAAAAAATATAATGAATATAATAAACTTCTAATCAAAGATTACAATCATAAAATTGAAAATAAATATAGAAAAATATTGGCACGTAAATTCAAAGATGAAAAAGTTAACCAACTTAAATCTAATCAAGGACTTATATTTTTATCAGGATCACTTAAAGATAATTTTGAAAATGGTTTATTACATTCAGAACCAAAACAAGATGAGACCAGAATATTTATTTCAATTCTTCCAGGATCTAAATCTGAAATTACAAATCTTCAAAAAAGATGGTCCAAATAATTATTTTGCTAATAATGATAAATGATTCATTATTAAATAAATAAAATATTAAATAAATAAAATATTGAAAATGTAATATCCTAACAAACTAATTTCTATAAAATACATATATATAATAAATATGTTTTCAAATGAGTTTATTGCACATTTAGACAATATTCAAAAACAAAATTTAGACAAAGGTGGATATAAATTTATAGAATTATTTGAAACTAAATTTATTCAAGAAAAAAAATTATTCAAATCGCACCGTTACATAAAAGTTGATAATTCTTGATAACTCGTTATTTAATAACTACCTATAGAAACAAAAAAATATTTTTTTGTTTCTATAGCTTAAAAATTAAAAATTATATTTTTAATTTTAAACCGATCAATTTATGAATAGCCAACTTTTAATTGATTCAGATACTTTTTACATATCTGTTACGTCATATATAATATGACGGAGGTAACTCTCATTATATATTATTTATATTTCTTAATAATATATTTCTTGCACCATTATAAAGATAAAATAAAAAACCCAAACATAAAGGTAAAAAATGTCTGGTTAATGGATTACTTCATCATAAAGATGACAAGCAAAATTGCAAGCTAATTCATAACAGAGATAAAAATGCCGTTCAAAATATGTTAAAAATCGTATTATATTTAAAAGAAAAAGGTAGACGCCCGAAAATATTTAGGAGAGAAAAGATATAAAAATAAACTTCATTCCTATTTCACGACACGGATATAACCAGATTTTTACAGTAAAAAACAAAAATAATTTTTGTTTTTAATTCTTCGAACAGAAAGATATTTTAAATTTAAAAGATTTTTTATTAAAAATCGTGTCATTTAAAATAGTCCATGCTGTAAAAGATAATGTATGGAATAAATATATAAGGCAAATTTACAATAATAAATATTTCTAACTAATATTTACGAATACTGAATCTAAAAAAATTTAGATGAAAATGAAGAAAATTATTGAGGATTTATCCAAAATATTTTTGTCAGTATTCTTTTCATTTCAACCTTTAGGATCGTTGCTTCCTGTTTCCATTGTTTGTGATATTAGTGCATATGTTTGTATCAATGATGATAAAAGTGATGATAGTTATGTTTGATTTGTATGTGTTAAGGATTTGAACAATTTTTTCCACTACCACGTAATTTCGATAATTTTAAATATTTCTGTTTATATTTTAAATATTTATTTTCAAATCTATCAATAATTCTATCTCCAATACGTAAATCAATATTTATAGCTAATTGTTCTGGTGTAATATTAATATTAAAATTATTTGTTCGCATTAGATCGCTAATTCGAGGATCATCTAAATTAAATGTGTCGTAAAATAATCTAAATAAATCATAATCTGTTATTCTTTGTATACCTCCTGGTATCACTCCAAACAATAATTTTGTATTATAAATAGTATTTATAATATTTGTAATATTTGGTGTGTCAAATATATTACTACCTATATTTTGTGTAAATTTCAAAACATCAAATGCTCTTAAACCGGGTTTACTAATAAAATTTAAAGATGATATTAAATGAAACATATCATGAACTATATTTTTATTATTATCATCATAATATCTAGATCTTATACCTGATTCACAAGAAATAAATTTTATTTCTCCTCTCCGAATATCTTTTAGTCTAAACATAGATAAACCAAAATCTATAAGTAATGGAGTTTTCTTAACGGATATTACAGCATTATTGCATTTTAAATCATTATGTTTAAAATTAAGTTTACTATTATCATGAAAAGATATCGAATTAAGATCATATAAATCAGCATATATAGAAAAAATTATTTTTTTAATTTCATCAAATGTAACTTCTGGTTTTGCAAAATAATCATCTAAAGTATTTTCTCCTTTCTCCATAATCATATATATAATTATTGTACCATCTAGATTTTTTTTTAATCCAAAATAATATGGTTGTGGTATAAATTTTAAATTATTTAAATATTTTCGAAGTAATACATATAATATAATATGTTTTAAATTTTCATAAAATGATTTGAATTGGTTTACGGATGTATTAATTGAACTTCTAAATATATATTCTTTTTCAGTAATACCACTTTCATGTATTCCTGTTTTATACAAAATTTTTTCAGTATAAATTTCTGTTTTATTAAATGAACCTGATGAAAGAGTTTTCTTAAAAGTAAATATTTTTCTTTCAGTTGTACCATTTGGATTAAGTTTTTCATATTCTACACTTTTATTACCAGATGGATCAACTATAACACCGTCTTTAAATGTTGCAAAACTCTGAGGATTTACTAATAATCTTTTAAATTGACTTTCCATATCACTATATGAACCTAATTTTATATCTTTTAATCCAAATTTTTTTAATTCAAATTCGATTACATCAAAAATGCTATCTTCTGAAACAGGTCTTTCTATTACAGATCTATCTCGAAAAAGATCAGAATAATCGTTACATAATAAATTAGTATTATTAGTAAAACTATCTTCAATTTGTGTTTTAACAGTTTGTGTTAAATCACCATATGTATTATTAATACATCTATTTCCATATGGAATTTTTACTATTTTATTTCTAAATTTACTACAAAATAATTCTATTTCGTGTTTACTAAATGGTTTACGTGGCAATAACACATCATATACTAATTTTATATTTTCTAATGGACGAGTTCCAACTTTATGTATTTTAAATATTTTATTCAAAACTATTTCTAAATAATATTCTAATATAGGATTGTTAATTGTATTTTGTGGTTTTGAATATGTACCAGAAAATAAATTATATAATAAATTATTATTTTCTATTTTTATTTCTCCTGCAATAAAAACTTCATCTTCTGGATTATCTACTAATAAGTGATGTACAACACCATTTTCTAATGAATCAATGACTTCACCTATTACTATACCTCTATTATCAATTATAAAATTATAATAACTTGTTCTTCCAACAGATATTTCATTAAAATTAGGATTACGTTGAATTCTTTCAGGTAATCTCATATCATGACTATATTTTATTACATAATCATTTGGATACTCTAAACAATTTACACATTTCAATATATATGGTTGTCTGTTTACTATTTTATTGAATATATATTCACCTGTTTGCATTGTATAATTAAAATATTTAATTACAATATATGATATATTTATTGAAGGATAATTATTTAATTCTCTATCAACATCATTTTTAAATCTTAAAATATATGTATATGTATTCACAAAATTAGGATCTCTGAAAAATAAAAAATATTTTTTAGATGATTCTGAAAAAACAATAATATATCCAAAATGTAATGCTTTTTTTATTATTAGATTAGTTTGGTCGTTTTTATTTAATAATTCTAAAACTTTTGTACTACTTTTTATATCTTCTATAAAAAAATTCTTATGAAAATTATCATTTTGTAATATTATTTCAATTGATTTTTGTAAGTTAAAATCCATTTATTATAATATATTATTATATATTTTTTTTGTAAAATTATTTATTTTTTATAATAAAATCATTTGCTTGTATGAATAAATATTTAAAATAATTTTTTAAATGATCTTTTTTTATTTTCTCTTTTTTTTTTAATTCATCATATGCCCTGGACTATAATTTTCTATTTTAGATACATATCTTTTAACCGCCTGAAAAAATTATCAAAAGTTAAATGAATCTTAACTGGCATTGGTGTTATAACACCGATAGGCAGTTAAGGGTCATATACTAGTATATTACCGTTCTAATCCTAAAAGAAAACTTGACCGAAAGAATTTGTTTAAAAACAAATTCTTACGCTTGAAAATATCTGTAGATATTTTCCAACCGTCATTATAAGTAATGAATGGTTCGATAGTGAATGATTTTGATGATTATATGTTATCAAGAAATATCAAGTTTTTAGTAACGGCAAATATATAAAGAAGTAAATTATATTAATGATGTTGTTTGTGGGATAATAAAAATCAATTTTTATTTATTAGATATATACATATATTTATTTCTAATAACTATAAATATGGTTGAATTAGATAATATATTATCTAAAAAACCAATCAAACACATTTTCTTAATAATTTTGAAACATCTAAACATCGTTATATAATAATATATTATTATATTATATTATTATAACATATGACAGGTAAATTGACAAAAAAAATTTCAGATGTTGATTTAAAAATATCTTTAATCAGAGATAGTATAAAAAAAAAATATAATAAAAATAAAAATAGTCCTTTCCCTAAAATTAAAGAAATACAAGGAATGGATTTGCAAGCAAATAAGTTATCTTTATATTATTTATTTGATTCATATTTAAATAAAGATATTGGTTCGGATATAGCAGATTTAAGATCATTAAGATACGACATGTCAAACGGATTAAACTTAAATTTAGATAAAATTTGTAATTTAAAATCAGAGAATATAATTAATACAAGCAATGACACACATTCTACAGTATTTTATAAATTTAATATTAATGATATATTTTATATTTATTATTCAAATTCTGGTTTAGGAATAGATAATCATATTCGTTATAATAATAATGTATGTCCTAAAATATTTTATACAAAAAATAAATTAATATATGAAACAATAGTTACATATATAAATGCTACATTTACTTTTATAAGACTTCTTGATAAAGAAAATTTACAAATGAATATAAAAAGTAAAACAATAGACATAAACAATAAAATCAAAGAAATAACAGAAAAAACAAAATATAAAACAATAAGAGGCGTTTATCCATATTTTAAAGAAGAAGATTTGTTATATATAAAACAAGAATTAGATAAAGATGACAAAAATATACAAGCATATTTTTATTGTGTATTAAATAAAATTTTGCATAAAAATAATGATTTTCACGAATGTTCGTTTAATCATATTTTAACTGGTATGGAAAATCCATTATATACAAATAAAATTAATGAATTATCAAAAGAAATATTAAATGCCGATTCATCTTTAGAAAAATTATATAAAAATTGTTTTAATTATAACACAACAATTAATTCTGAAATTTCACAAATGAATGAGCCAACTGAAATAGAATTAAAATCAATATTTGGAGAAGAAAAATCAGAAAATATATTAAAATTTAAAAAATATATTGATGATATAAATATTTTATTACAGAAAATACCAGAGCAATATAGTACAATTCATTTCAAATTAAGAGATTTTAAAATTGGTTATCATTATTTATTTGGTATTTATAATAATCAGCAAATATCTGGTTCATGTACTTTTTATAGCTATCTTAATATGGCAATAAGTATGTTATTATTTAATATATACCAAAGAAATATATTACATAATGAAAAGATTTTACAATTCGTATATTCATTTATAGAACTACATTATGTGTTTATATATTATTTTTGTGATAATAGTCAATTAGATATATATTCAGAAATGCCTGTAAATAATTTAGATAACATTATGTTTATAGGAAATATTATTGAAAAAAATAATTTACAAAATGATTTATTTAATACGTATGATAAAACTAATAATTTATTTTTTGCCAAAGATATTCAATCAATTGATACAATATTAAAAATGCGAGTAGTTGTGGCTAATTATATAGAATCAACATTCAAACCACCTGTAAATATAA